GTAATAATAACTCCAACTAACGTAAGTGCTCCTCCAATTAAAGCACCTAAATACCCTCCCCAAAAACCAATCCATTCATTTGTGGTATCAGTAATAATCCATCGATATTTAACCATTACAACTACTATCAATGGAACTCCTACAAGAACTAATATCACAAACAAACATATAATCATTGGTGCATATTTTTTTCTTTTTTTAGATTGATTGCGATGATCTCGCATTATTTGTAACCTCCTGTGTATTTTTCTTTCATTATACACCGTTTTCGGAATATACTCCACATAAAAACGCCCTGCATTTTCATGCAAGACGCCTTTTATAATTTGTGTGTGGTTTTTACTGGTTGTTTTTAGGAGGAAAGCTAAAAACACCTTAGTCGTCCAGATTGTTCCTTTCGGCTTTATACCATATTAACATTTTAAAACCGTCGTTTCCGTCGTTTTCTCAAATTTTTCTAAATATCTGTTATGTTTGCATCGGCAACTGTCCTCTGTATATGCTTTCCTTTTCTTTGGGAATACTTCATTCATCCTATGTGAGACCTGTACCCAACTTAGATCATCAATATAATAAAATCTGAGAATCATTCGGATTTCGCTTTTTTTAATTTGTCCTATATATTCCTCTACCTGTATCTGTTTCTCCAGAAGATCCGTCTCCAACATCTGCAGCTTTGCAATGCGCTTTTCAAGTAAAAACTCACGTTTTTCATATTCTCTTTGTGGGAAGCCTGTTATTTTCACTGTTCGCAATGGTTTGTTGCCTTTCTTTCCACATGCAACAGAATCTTGCACAGTAATCTTGTTCAGTTGCTCTATTTTCTTTTTATCCACTACAATCCTACGTCTCAGATCTTTTATCTCTTCTTTCATGTCTGCATACTCAATCAGTATCTTCTTGTCCACTGGCAACACTCCCTTTCGTATCTACTCCCCATTTTCTTAAGCAGTCCTCCACAGAGTACGCACCTCTTTGCATCCACTTCTTGGCATTCTCTGTTGGTTCATGATCTGCCAGATCGGCAAAGTGATCTTCCTGATCTCGTTTCATTTCCTTTGCGCTGCGTCTATGCTTTAAGGTTGTTCCTCTCATACCTGTATCACCTCCATAATCTCCGCACTATCCAAAAACACCACAAGCGGAAAAAATACTGCCATTAAATAGTCAAGCGGCTCCAGCTCCACATCCTCCTCCAATCCTGTCTTTAAAGTAATCACGGTTCCCAGTCCCAATATGTAGTAAAGGGTCAAAAATGCGATTGTGATTAAAATGTCCATGTTATTTCTCCTTGTATGGTTTTGGAAGTGGCTGCCATGCGAATATTACCCCGTCATAAATCCCATAATCGTCATACCAGAGACCATATTCATCCTCTTTTTTAAATCTCATTCTCTTTACCGGATATTCTTCATCGTCACACGTTACAAGATATACACCTTCTTTCTTAGGTATATTTTGTAACGTATAAGGAATCCACCCATTGTCTTTCTTTCCGTCCTCGTATCCTTTTTGATACCATTTTCTTCGGCTGCAATCTCCACAGTTTTGAACTTCATCCATGTGGGAACGAATCATATTTCTGCACCATACCAGCTCTTCATACCGACCTTGTACTCTTCCGGCTTCATAACATTCCTCACCATCCAGAAAACCATCATCTTCATCTACTGGAATGTTTTCAACCATATTCATACGTTCTTCAATTTTGTCCAAAATCTTCTCTAATGCGTTCATTTTTCCACCTCCAACAACTCATGATTATCAAAAATGTTTCCGACCAATTTATAATCTCTCCCATGTAATGTCTTTCCGTAGCTAAACCCTATTGGATATTGTCCTATGCATGTATTGCTTATAGGCACAACCCCAAAATCAGCATACTCTTTTCTCCAAATGACTTTATATAATCCACATTCTTCTTTTCTTTTATTACATTCAACAATATCATTCTCCCAAATCTTCCGACCACTCCAATCTTCAATCTTATTTTTTCTGTCTTCTCTATAATTCCAATCGGAAAGAAATGATTCTTTTTCTGCTTCGGTAAGATCTCCCCATTTTGTATTGTCATGTAATCCTGTGAACTGGCAGACCATATTACCGTCACATCTAAATAATTGGTCTTCGAAATTGTTTATCAGAACTATATCACCATACCTCATGTGCAACAAATCACCTTCCACCCACCACTGATCTTTTGGAAGCTCTTCCCAATCTTTTCTCTTTGTTTTAAAAAGTATTTCTCTGTTCATAATTACTCTTTCTCCCATGACCAATTAACCTGTTCCATAACCATATCTCTCATAGCTTCTTCGATTTCCTCATCAGTTACATCATCACCAAACTCTTCTTCAAATGTCATATTTGTTCCAGCAAAACCATAATTTGCCTCCGCTTTTACTTTAATCATTCTTCCACCCTCCTGTTCCAAACTTCAATTGCTGTTCTTTCTAAAGCGTAACTACGTGTAGCAATTCCGCATTCTCGGCAATGTACATACGCAAAAATCACTTCTTTTCCTCTCCGTGTTTTCCTCATCCATTAATCTTTTTCCCCTATCGCTTCGCCAACTCCCGAACCAGTTCATCATTTCCTTTTTTCGTAAGGCCTTCATTACATGTGCAATCCGGATATACACAGCGGAAACAATCCGGATATTTACAGAGCGGCTTTGAAATTTTCGTTCGATTCATTTCCAGTTTTCTCTTGGTCTCTAGCAGATCCGGTACCTGGACCTGTCTTCTGCTGCCCGCTTCCGCAAACCAGATCAATCCCGATCTCTCCAGATATGCCCGAAAACAAATCTCATTTTTCTCAATCTGGAACATAACTTTCATGTACACCCACACCTCATGCACATCCATCCCGTCAAATAAAAGTTCCTGTATCCTGGATGCGTATTTCTCGTAACCTTCCACTACTCAATCACTTCCATTTCTCTTATTGAGACTTCATAAGCTGTTCTCTCGCTGTCGCCTTTTACATAAATCCTGCTCTGTATCATTCCCATGGCTCTCACTTTTGTTCCGACTGGAAGCCCTGCTGCCAGCCTTGCGTTCGAATACCAGCAAATTGCCGGGAGATAATCACTTTTTCTGTGTTTCCTGTTCACTGCAATTAAAATATCCGTGATTTCTTTTCCGAGTGGTGTCTCTCGATAGAGCGGCTGTTTACAGATATATCCAATCAGA